CCACGGTGGACTACATCGTGAGCCACATCAAGGAGTGAATGATGCCGAAACACATCGTTAAAGACGCCAAGGTGTACCTCGGAAAATATGATTTTTCCGGGTACCTGAGCGAGATCGGCATCGAGTACGGACGGGAACTACAGGACGCCACGGATCATGATGATGACTCCAGAAGCCGTCTGCCGGGTTTGGAAACATGGAATTGGACACATGTGTCCTACTGGGACCAAACGCCTGATGATGCCTACAATGCGGCTCTGGGGACGCATGGGATGGTACTCACAGCGGCCGCTCCTGGAACTGCCGGCGCAGACGGTGAACGTGCATATTTCGGGTATGTGGGTGTTGGATCAGCGCAACCGATTGCTGGCACGGTGGGCGACATGCAAATGCTCAGTGCCAGCGGTGACGGGGATGGAGAACTCATTCGTGGGACGGTCATGGTGACCGGTGCGAAAACGACTACGGGCAACGGAACAGGGCGTGAACTGGGCGCGGTTACGGCAGATCAATCATTATATGCTGCCCTGCACGTGACGTCAGCTAGTGCGGCCGATACCCTCGATGTCATCGTGGAGTCGGACGCGTCGGACTCGTGGTCAGGTTCGGAGACGACACGGATCACGTTCACGCAGGCCACGGACGAGACGTATGAGTTGAAGACGGTGGCCGGGGCCGTCACGGACACTTGGTGGCGGATCGGTTACACCATTGCGGGATCAGACCCCTCCTTCACGTTCATCGTGTCGTTGGGGATCAAATAGACTTTAAAAGGAGAAAATGAGATGGCGAAACATATTTTCAAAAATGTGCATCTTACCGTCGATTCGGTGGATCTTTCGGATCACGTCAAGACGGCCACGTTGGAGTACAGCTCCGAGCTGCAGGACGACACGACGCACAGCGAGGACAGCCGTGGAAGGCTGCCCGGTTTGAAGGACTGGAGCGTGACCGTTGAGTTCGCGCAGGACTACGCTGCCGGCAAGGTTGACGCAACCTTGTGGTCGATTCACGACGGTGCTGCGGCGGTGGCGATCGTGCTGCGCCCGGATGCCGGCGCGAAGTCCGCGACGAATCCGGAATATACCGGCAACGTGGTCTTGGAGACTGGTCAGGGCATGGGTGGAAAGGTTGGGGATCTGCACATGGCCCCGGTGACGTTCCGCGGTGACGGCGATCTGGCACGGGCCACGAGCTGATGAGCGGGGAAAACCGGCAGGAGGGGAAGCCGCTCACCCTCGATCAGCTACTCACGTTGAAGGATCGAAAAATCCAACGCGTGGATGTCCCGGAGTGGGGCAAGGGCGCTCACGTGTACATCCGTACCATGACCGCCGCCTTCCGTGACGTGTACGACATGATCATCACGTCGTTGGAAGAGGTGGACGGGAAGCCGAAGGTTTTGTTTGATCGCCGCAACATCCGGGCTTGGACTGTGGCCCTGTGTCTTTGTGACCAGGACGGCAAGGCATATCTTGAGGTGCCGAGGTTGGCGACAAAGGACGACGAGGCCAAGGTGATAAAAATCGTGGAGCAGCTTTCCGAACGTGCAGGGGCTGCCATGGATCGGCTGTACATTGCGTGCATGCGGTTGAACCGGCTCCGGGACCAGGATTTGGAGGAGCTGGTAAAAAACTAGAGGCCCGACCGGGAAGAAGGTTTGCCTTCTTCCTTGCGGAGCGGTTGGGCCGTGTAAATGTTGACAGAATGCTCCGCGAGATGGATTCGGATACGTTCGCCGAATGGTGGGCATACTACCAGACGGGCGGGGACGATCGGGTCCGGCAGATGCTGGACGCGCAGCTCATGCAGGCCGGTGTAGATAGGCTGAGAAAAAGGAAAATGTAGAATGCCGAAACAGTCGATCGGGAATCTGGTGGTGAACCTGGCACTCAACAGCCAGAAGTTCCAGAAGTCTATCGGCAAAAACCGGTCGGAAACCCGAAAATGGATTAAAGGCCTGCAACGGAGTCTGCGTGTTGTGCGGCAGGATTTCGTCAGCTTTGGAAAGGTCACGGGTGTGGCTCTTGCGGCCGTGGGGTTCGCGGCTAAAAAATCACTGGATGCGTATGAGCAACAGGAGAAGGCTGTGGCAGGTCTTCGGCAGGCTCTCGAATCCACTGGGCGGACGTGCGCGGGTTTTGAAAAACGCATCATCGATACGGCCAAGGCAATTCAGGCCATGGGCATCACGGGCGACGAGGTGACGATCGAGGCCGCCAAGATGGGCGCGACGTTCGAGAACATTACGGACGATATATTCCCTCGGATGTTGAAGGTCGCGGCGGACTGGTCAGCGGCAACGGGCCAGGACATGGTATCCGCGGTGTCGAACCTCGGGCGTGCCAGTGCCGGTCAGTTTGGTCTTCTTTCCAGGTACGGCATCATCATTGACGAGAACACCAAAAAATCTGGAGATTTTTCTGCGGTTCTCGACGTGATTGAAAAAAAGTTCGGCGGTCAACAGGAGGCCATGCGATCAACCACGTTTGGTTCAATGCAGGCCATGAAAAACATGTGGGGCGATCTGAACGAGCAAGCCGGAGAGTTCGTGGCCATCAGCATTACGCCATTACTGGGGGAGATGACGGAGCTGTTCGGGGATCTCGGTGAAGTGCTTGAACAGAACAAGGGCGTCATTCGTGTGTACTCCCAGGAATTTGGCGAGGTGCTTGTAACGGGCCTTCGCAAAGCCAGCACGGCGGTCAAATTCCTTGTGGAGAATTGGGAACTTGCCGCGGAGGCATTGATCCGGATCAATTCCCTGGGGCAGCTCGGTCTGGATGATGTGCTGGGCTCTACCAAGGCACAGCGGGCTGCTACCCGTGCCGCACGGATCGAGATGGAAGAGTACAGGGATTTGCTGGAAACGGCTTTCGGATCGAAAAGCAAATCAGATTTGGAAAATTATTTATTTGACTTGGAGTACATGGCGGAGACTGCAAAGGGGCCCTTGACCGAAGGTTGGAAAGGGCTAGTGGCACTTGCTAATCAATACCTGGCGTCATTAAATAACGTTGCAAACGCCCCGGATATTCCAGTTCCAGGCGGAGGCGGTGGTGGTGATGCGGGCGGAGATTCTTCAGGGGAGCGTGCCAAGCAAGCCGCAAAAGCCCGGGTAGATTATATATTGGATGGACTTAAGACAGAAGAAGAGTTGATTTGGGAAAGCTATCGAGAACGTGAAAAAATTCTTCAGGAAGCGGCTGATAAAAATATTGAGATTGAAGGCGGACTGAGTGCTGCTTTGGTAGCTATCCGTGAGGATCGTGACGCGCAATTACTGGCCCTTACGCAGGACACTGTGAATGAGTATGATCAAATTTGGAAGGATGGTCTTTTGCAGTTCAACAGTCTGTTCGCTGACGCCCTGGTGACGAGTCTGGCCACGGGTGAATCTTTTGCGGATAAGCTGCAAACAGTGGTCAATACGGCCATTCAGGATACCATACAGCAATTAATCCGCCTTAGACTGGAACAGGCATTGACAAACGCTATGCTCCAGTCAACCGCCGTTGGGGGTGGGTTGTCAGGATTGCTTGCAGGGGCGGGAACGTTTCTGGCGGGCGCGTTTCCGGTAGTAGCCGGAATTGCGGCCGTAGCGGGTATCGCAAACGCGGTCAAAAATAGGAATAAGGCGCAAGGCCATACGGGTATCGATTACGTTCCGGACGACGGTCCGGTGCAGCTCAGATCTGGCGAGGCGGTGCTCACGCCGCAGGCTAGCCGGAATCTTAACGCGATGCTCGAGGGCGGGATGGGGGCACGTCCGGCGGTCAGCGAGTCACGCGTGGTGAACATCACGATCAACGGATTCGTGTCGGACCACCCCCAGATAATCAGCGACCTGCAGGACCTCTTGGACCGCGAGGGCGTACAACGCGCGAGAAGGGAGGCCTAGATGGCACTGCCAAAATTTGAAACGCTGGACGCCGTGACGAGTTATACCTGGCCGTTCCAGCCGGCCCTAGGCAGTGATGATCCTACGGAGACTGCCAGGCGCGTGATCGACACCGTGGAGCAGAATAGGGGCGGGGTGCCGATCAACAGCTATTCTCTGGCCACCCGCAAGGTATGGCGGTTTCTGTTCACGTACAAAACCCTGAGCGCGCTTGATGATTTCCTGGATTTCGCGGATGAACGGATATTCTATTTTTACCCGGATAGCGCACTCACGCCGAAGTACAAGGTGCGGTGGGTGGCCGGTGCGTTCAACCTCCAGAAACAGGCCGGTGGTACGTATAATCTGGACATGACGATTGAGGAGATGTAAACATGACTGAAGCATGGGCAAAATATGATCCAACGAAAAACGGAGGGTCTGGCCAGGACAAGACGAACGCGGTACTGGACAAGAATCGTGTCAACGCCGCGTTCATGAACGAGCTTGACCGGGGCATGGCCGCGCTTAGTGACCGCGTGGAGATCTCCGGGCGGGGACTTCCTCAGCTTGCAAGTGCTACCACACCGGCTATCGGTGCGAACGATTCAGATCGGATCGAGATCACGGGGGTCACCACGATTACGGGGTTTGACAGCGCGGACCCGGGAAACACGCGAATGCTGCGGTTCGCGGGTTCGTTGACGTTGACGCACGGCGCGAAGTTGCTGCTTCCGGCCAGCGTGAACATCCAGACACAGGCGGGGGACTGGGCGGTTTTCGTGTGCAACGGGGACGGCTCGCACGATGAGACGACCGCCGGGGACTACTGGGAGCTGGCGAGCTACCAGCGGGCGGACGGGATGCCCCTGGGGCGCCGCGGCGTGGCGGACGGATCCGCAGACGATGGTGTGATGGCGATCGACACGGAGAACGCCCTGGCGACTGCGGGGGATTATCTGTACAAAGGATCAAACAACGGCTCTGCGCGGTGGGCTATCGAGTATCAGGGCTATGAATACGTCAGCAATGCCGGAGGAGGCGGGGCTGGGACGTTGGAACGTGTTAGCCGCCCGTATTATCGTTCTGAGTTGATTGGTTCTCCGGATTTTAATGACGGTGTTGACATCACGGTAGATGGTACAATATATGATTCAAACAGTGGCGGGGGTGGGGCTGATGAACGGCTGGATGCATCTAGCATCATTCCTGCAGGGGCTGTTTCGGCGTTGATTGATATACAGATTACTGCTGGAGCAAATGCCGATTATTTTACGATTACGGGTGAGGAAGATTTCTCGGCGAATACAACATATAATCGATTAATATGCAATCAGTGTGCTGCTAATGGTAACGAGCACCGGCAAGGTTGGATTACGTTGCCGAGTGACGGTTCGCGTAAGTTTTCATATTTTGCATCTGCTGCAATAACGGATATTAGAATGACAATTTTAGCCTGGAGTATGTAATGGAAATCAACAAAACGAAGTTGAAGAACGTTTCGGAAGTCCTGGGTGTGCTTGCGGAGCGCGATGACATGCGCCTCGCGATGATGCTCGTGAAGCGGTCATTGGCGTCGCGTCTCACGGAGGACGAGGTTCCAACATATGCTGTGGAGGATGTGCTTCCGCAGGATGTGCGGGATACCAAGCCAAAAATTGTTGCGGTGGTGCAGGCGGCCCTCGCCAAGCTGTCCGCAGAAAACACACGGAATGCCATCGAGAAACAGGTTCGTGTTGCTCTGCGTGCCGCGCAGGTCGCTGCAAAGGATGCCAGGATGCAGGCAGAACTGGACCGCGATCTGGCCGTGTGGAAGTTAAAACGGCTTCTGTACGTGGACGGAGACACCCTCCCGGAAACGCCTCCGGATTCTGAGGCTTAAATGGTCATCTCCGCGGACGCTGACTACATCACCGAGGCCCTGGCGGATTCGTCTAGGCCACGGGTGGTGGTGGAGATCGTCCTGGATGCCTCTACGGTCACGGAGTCGGACATCGACGGGAATCCTACCATTCTCACCACGGGCAGGATTGATCGTCTGAAAGACAAGGAAGCCAGCACGGGCGTCAGTTTTGCCGGGCAATGCATGATCACTCTGGACAACATCGACGAGGCGTTCACGCGCGGGGCCGGGGGAACATACGACGAGGGGCTCAAAGGTAAAACCGTCACCGTCTACCACTATTTCGCCCTGGCCGACGATCCGGAGCTGTTCCTGTCAGACGACACGCATCTCTCGGACACAACGTATCTCGCAGAGGAAATTACCGGGATGGTCCAGATGTTCAAGGGTGTGGTGGATCGTATCAAGCGTACGGGGCCCGCACGACAGGTGCAGATCACGGTGCTCGACAACCTGCGCAGCCTTGCCGCTGAGGAGTTCGCGGCAGACGGTTCCGCCAGCGGATTGTCCGTGGAAGTGATCAAGGACATCATCGATACGTACACGTCTCTGACGTACAACACGGCGGCGTATGCTCGGGCGCTGCAGTTCGCGGTGGGGACTTATTGCACGTTGGCCTGGAGTGCAGGTGACAAGGTTCTCGACGCGATCAAACAGGTTCATCAGGCCTTCGGCACGAGCTGCTGGTCTGACGAGGACGACGAGATCCACATTGACATTGCGCCGATACGGTTCGGACAGTTCCTAGACATCCGCAGGGCCCTGGAAAATGATGCTTACACGTACAACGGGGACGAGTCTACACGGCCAGACTACTGGAATTTGAAATCCATTACCGCGGAGGAGTTGGGATCCAAGACCATCAATCGCGTCACGTTGACATATCTCGACTCAGTCACCGGGGAATCTGCCACGTGCACGGAGGAAGATACGGACAGTCAGGACGACTATGGCATCAACGAGCTGACCTTCAGCACGGATTGCCAGATTACCCCAGCGCAGGCCCGCATATGGCCGCGCAGGTTGATCGAGAGGTTCAGCGGACAGGCGGACTTCATCACCCAGGCACAGGCGACTCTTCGGAAGGCCGTCCTCAACCAGGTCGGTGACGTGGTCGTGGTCACGGATCCGGCAACGGGATTGAGCGCGGTACCGTTTGAGGTGACTCGGCTGGGGAAATCCCTCACGGCGTGTCATGTGGACCTGGAAGCTGATCCGTACGACAACGAAAAATGGTGCCGGGCGGGCAGTGACAACGCCGGGACGATAGGTTCGGACCGGCCCAGCGCTCAGATCGATTTCCTATACAACAAATCGTTTGAGGCCGGGCTGGCGGGAGTGCCCACGAAGTGGTCCCTCGATGGCGGGTCCGGGGGGACCTTCGCGGTTACCGCGGACGAGGCGCGGGACACTACGATCGGCGTGCGATCCCTTCACGTGGTGAGTGCCGGGGACGACAGTGTATATTCACAGACTATCGCGTTCAATCCCCTGGTAAACGGGACTTCGTATATCATGTCGTTTTATGTGAAGGGCGCGGTATCTGTTGGATCGTTTCATTATGGATTCGAGGATTCAACCGCATTTTCAACCTTGAGTTCGTTGAGTACGACGTACGCGACGTGGACGCGTATCACCAAAACATTGACGGCCGGCGCGAACCTTCCGTACAAAGTTCTGTTGAAGATGAATGGCTGCACCTGTGATCTCTACATCGACGACATCCAGATCGACGAGGGCGGCTCTGCAGAGGCGTTCCAGGAAAATTGGGCCACGTTCGGGTATGCAGGCAAAGATGACGGGGACGCAAATCCGGGATTCGACTCCGCCGGCAACGCGGACGGAGACATTGACGCGACGTATCTCGAAGGCCTTGAGAAACAATGCGTGGCATATTAGGAGAATATCATGGCGAGCACACCAACCCAGAGCACGGCAGCATTCACGGTCACGAACAGCGTGTTGGATTGGAAGGAAGGCTGGACGGTAGCATATAGCACGTTGTTGCTGGACAATGATCTTTACTGCAAAGATAGTATAGAGCGGCACCATGCCATCGTAGATCAGATCGGTTTTGGTTCAAGCCCCGCACCCAGCGCGTTGGGCACGGCGCAGACGGAGCGGATCGGCGGGCAGATGGCCTGGTATTATGTAGTGGCGTCGGGGGCGACCGGTACGGTAACGCTGGATCAGAGCATCGACTGGCGAGATCGTATTGTTAGCTGGTGGTTGATGTATAAAGCATCCACGACATATATCCCGGGGACCACAAATGACAATGATATTTCTGCAAACAACCAGGGTTCTACAGGTCCGGTAGGTGCTGCGTATTATGCGGGGACGTTCTACACGGAGCAAGGTTCCGCAGCGGCCGGGCAATGTGGTCTGGGAACAACGGAGCACAGTCTGTTGGCAGATAGCACAAACGGTTATTTGAAATTGACGTATGGCGCCCCTACATCGAACGCGGCCAGCTTCACGTGCAACATGGTGTACAGTCCGATGCTGGGCCAGCAGACGGCCACGTGATGTGATGAGTGACGAAAACGGTCTCCAGAACAAGCTCCTGAAAGATATTCTTGAGGAGCAGCGCACCCAGCGTACAGACATCAGCCAGAAAGTCGGTGAGCTGCACGGCAAGATTGACGCAGTGCGTGCGGAACAAAACGAGCAGGCCGTCCAGCTTGTGCGGATCGAGGGTGCTATTAATGGAAATCGAAACGACATCGGCACCCTGAAGAATACAGCCGAGGCGCACTCCGTAAAAATGACCGAGCTTGAAGACGATGTGGGGTCTGCGCGGACTAAAGTTTCTATCGGGATCCTTGCATTCCTGGGCGGAATCGCTACGCTTCTCGGGGCGTTGCGGCTGCTGCCGTTACTCATGGGGCTGCTGAAATGAATCCCTTGGTGTACCTGGACGCCGGCCACGGACCGGCTAAGCCGAAGGCTTACGCGCCAGGTGTGGACGAACAGGCGGTGGCGTGGATACTTTGCGAGATGCTTCGGGATGCCATGTCCCGGGAGCCGGTGGTGGTGATTCCCACCAGGGCCAGTTACTTCGACACGCCCACGCTCGCGCAACGCGTGAACGACGCAAACCGCGCGGAGGCGGACCTGTTCGTCAGCGTCCACCTGAACGCTGCGCGCGGGAAGGTGCGGAACCGGATCGAGGTTATTCATCACCCCAGCAGGGGCGGTCAGATCGCCGGCCAGGCCATGACGGCTGCCCTGGAAGCGGGGCATCCGAAGATTGGCGTCAAGCGCATCGTCAGCCCTTCTCCCGATTATCCGCCCGCGTTGTACGTGTTGAAGCGGACCAGGATGCCTGCGGTCCTCATCGAGTGCGGATACATTCACCAGGATGCAGGGGCGGCTCTTTTCAGATCCCCGGATTATCCGGACATGCTGATCCGTGGAATGCGTGATGGAATCTTTCGGGCGCTTCAAGCGCTCGGGGTAATAAAGAAAACAGGAGGATGAAATGGACTGGAGAGAAGTGCTTGAACAGACGGTTGCGCTGCTGTTGCAAGCGGCCATCCCGGCCGTGGCCGTGTGGGCTGTCGGCAAATTGAGTGGTCTCGTGGACTGCGCTTTCGCGTGGGCAGCCGAGCGCGGATTTGTGGTGGACGAGTCGCGGCGGTTGTCCGTCAAGGAGACACTGGTCGAAGTCGTGGAGGCCGCGGTGCTCGAGACCAACCAGGAACTCGTGGACGGTCTGAAGAAGGAAGGCAAGTTTGACGCGGACACGGCCAGGGAAGCGCTGCACCACGCGCGAAAGAAAATCCTGGAACGTGTTAGGGCCAAGGGCCTGACGTACGACATGATCCGGGAAGCCGGCGAGAAGGCTGCCGCGGACGCGGCGGACGCCTTGATTGAGCGGACCCTGGGCAAGTGGAAACTTCCGGCGTCCGTGGACCCTTCCTGAGGGCTGTGGGGGAACCGGGCGTGCTGTACGATCGGGAAGGGCTGGCCGAATCCCTGCACATTCCCCTCAGAGCCTCGTATTTAGCGTATGTGACATCTAGACGTCGGGTCGGACTAGGTGTCGGGAAGGTCATCCAACGCGGCCAGACGGCCCTCCGGGCAAGCCTGGGAGCCACGATCGCGCTGGGTGGAGATATCAAACCGTCTTTAGCTGCCGGACTCTCCGTCCGGTTCTGACCCTCCTGCCGGGGCGGGGCTCGTTCGCGGGCTCCGCTCCCCCTTTTTTTCAACATTTTTATAAATTTTTTCACGTCGGAAACGGACTGTTTTCAGGAAAAACGGCTTGAAAAAATCCTGTAAATGGGCTAAGGTCCAATTCATCAACCGGGCCCGACGGTCCGGTGCAGGGGTCAGAGCATGATGGAAGAGCGGACCTATCTTCAATTTCTTCGACAGGTCGAAGACATCCTCAATGAGAACAACTATGTCGGTATCAAGGGATACCAGGCAATCCTGGACGGACAGGTGGAGGAGTTTGATGCCCTGGACGAGGCGCAGTACGACGCGATCATGGAGGATGTGGCACATGCGGACGGGGCCCGCCTGGTCGTGATTTTTTTGGATGAGGACGGGGAGGAGTATCCGTTCACGCTTTTCGTAAAGGAGGGGCCGCCACCGGATCCGCGCGAGGGCATGCCCGCTGGAGTGCCGGAGATGATCGACCTTTTGACCGAGATCCGGGACCTGCTCAAGGGCGCCTATATATACCTTCCGGCGAATCATCCGGACGTGCACGTGCGCAGCTCGAGCGGTCTGGAGCTGCCCGAGTGATTAATCTGCAGCACCCGGAACCCGGGCGCAAGACGCAAGTCGTCCTGATCGGCCAGGCCCCCTCCAGATCCGGGGATCCCTGCTATCCATTAACCGGCCGGTTCGGACGCAAGATCCAGGAACTTGCCCGGATCACGGAGTGGACATATCTCCGGAAAACTGTCCGGATCAACGTCCTGCCGGTGTATCCCGGAACGAACGGCAAGGGGGACGCGTTTCCACTCAACAAGGCCCGGCATATGGCCCGCACCATCGCGGAGTTGGGCGTGTTTGACTGCGGGCGGGACGTGGTCATGTTCGGGTGGAACGTGGCCAGGGTGTTCGGGATGCCCAAGACGGCGTGGCTCATGTGGGAGAGGCCCTACAGGGTGCTCGGGGAACCCTGTAGCACCAGGGTGGCCGTCAGCCCGCACCCGAGCGGCGTCAGCACATGGTGGAACGATCCGGAAAATTTGCGCAGGGCGTCCGCGTTTTGGCGGGGGTTGCTCGCGTGAGGTTGAAGCTCAAGGATTACCAGGTCGCCGGCCAGGCCAAGATCCGGGGACAATCCCGGATCGCGTTGTACATGGAGATGCGTCTGGGTAAAACGGTAATGCTTACGCGTTGGGTGGAGCATCATATGCGTAGTAAACCCGCATCATTGCGCGCGCTCGTGGTGAGCCGTCTGTCCACGTTGCCGGGATGGCGTGATCATTTGAGAAACGAGGGACATGGGGCCGTATTGGTACGCGGTGACCGCGCTTGCCGGCGGGAGTTGTGTCAGGGGGTGGGCTGGCGTTTGATTGGTTATGAGTCGTTGAGGGAATCACCAGAGATCCTTGACATGGACTGGGACGTGATCGCACTGGACGAATCAACTGCTATCCGAAAACCAAAACCAAAAATTAGTAACCTTTTATGTAATAAAACAAGGGCACCATATCGCGCGGTTTTATCCGGGTTGCCTGCCCCCGAGAGCCCCCTCGATTATTACCCCCAGATGCATTTTCTGCACCGGCAGTTCATGGGGATCGGGGGCGCTTTGAAGGAGGGGTATTATTCCTTCCGTCAGAAGCACTTTCGACAGGGCTGGGACGGGTACACCTGGACCGTGAAGCCTGCCTCGGCGCGGAAGATCAGGCAGGCGGTGGCTGAGACGGGTATCGTGCTCTCCAGAGCAGACGTGAATCTGGGCAGTTGTAAGATTCATGAACGCCGGGTAGTTCCCATGAACGAGGAACAGGAGCGGCTCATGACGTCGATCAAGGAGGAGTACAGCGCGGTGTTGGCCAGCGGAAAACGGATCAGCACGACCTGGTCGGTGGCCAAGTGCGCATGGCTGTCACGGATTGCCGGGGGCTTCGACCCGGACGGCAACCTGATCAACGATGCCAAGATTCATGAGCTGGTTGACATCGTGACCGGGGAACTGCGTGGAGAGCCGGTCCTCGTGTGGTTCAACTACAACGAGGAGAAGCGTCACGCGGTCCGGGCTTTGATGGACGCGGGTGTGTCCGTGGCCGACATCGACGGATCCACGGATCTGGAGAGCCGTCACGAATACTGCAAGCTGTTGAACTCGGGCAAGATCCAGGCGCTGTGCTTCCAAGTGCGGACCGGGCTGTTCGGGTTGGATTTGGCCAAGGCAAGCACGGCGATCTATTACAGCAACGCGTACGACGGCGAGCTGAGGCAGCAGTCAGAGGACCGGATGATCAAGATTACCAAGGACCAGCCGTGCCTGTACGTGGACATGGTCAGTGAGGGTAGTGCCGACGAGCGTGCCTTGGAGCTGCTCAAGGATAAAAAACTAAAAAGCCGATATTTCATGGCGAAGATCATGGAGGGTTATAAATGAACATCCCAGAAGGTGCATACATGACCGTGGATCCGGGGATCGCCGAGGCGGGCTGGGTATCCTGGCGAGGCCTGGCGATTACAGGTCACGGTATGCTCAAAAGCACGAAGGAATACCCCTGGTACATCCGCGCCCAGGAATTGGTGCAGGGACTCTTGGCTGTGCGCGCGAGTACGCACTCCGCGATGGTGGCCTGCGAGATGCCACAGCATATGGGCTCCACGGCGCGCGGACGAGCTTCCGCCCAGGACGTCGTACACCTCGCGTATATGGTCGGATTTCTCGGAGCCTCCTTGGATCCGCGCGTGGATTGGGAATTGCTTCCGGTCCCGACGTGGAAGGGCAACATGGATAAGGACAAAGTGGAGAAGCGCGTCCGGCGCATCATGGGTGCCGAGGTGGCAGAGTTAAAACGTCACGAAATAGACTGCGCGGGCATGGGCCTGCATATTCAAGGGAGGTTCAAATGATCGAATACAAGGTGATCGAGTGTGGTGGTGGGGAAGTTCTCGAGAAGGCCCTTAACGACGCAGCCATGGACGATTGGCGCATGGAGAAAATGGACCGGCTCACGTTTCCGAAGTCGTCACAAATGGCCCCGAATCGGGTCCAGATCATGGAGAAGTGGACGGTGGTATTTTCACGGCCAGATCCAGCCCGAGTGGTGGAATCATGAGCAAGTTTGACCCCACGGTTCACGGAGTGACCCAGGGATTACTGGCAGATTGGATGAGTTGCCGCGCCCTCGCGGCGCACAGATGCGCCGGTATTGAACGGCCGATACGCACAGAGGCACTGGATTACGGGACGATGGTGCACGAGTTGCTCGCAGAGCTGCACGGCGGCATTATGAGCGGAAAATTCAAGACGGCGGACGATTTCTCGGACCAGGTCCCGAGGATGCTGCAGACCATCGAGGACGGCTGGAACACAGAAAATCAGTTCGCACCTGCGGACAAGCTGCAACAGCTCGAGATGGCCCTGCTCATGGCCGAGGGTGTGCTTCGGCAGTATGCGCGATACTGGGAGCGGCAGGATTTCGGCAGCTACCAGTGGCAGAATCTCGAGCAGATTTTTGACATACTGGCGGGTGGTACGCGCCGACGCGGCAAGTTTGACGGGATCTACCGGTCCGAGAAGGTCGGGAATCTGTGGCTCTTCGAGACGAAAACCAAAGGTCGCTGGGACGACGACAATTTGTCCAAGATGCTCAAGGTGAAGATCCAAAATAAATTCTACATCACGGCATTGTACATGATGACGGGCGAGATCCCCGCGGGTATCATGTACGACGTCGTGCGGCGTCCCCAAATCCGGCGCAAGACCGGCCGAAAAACCATGCCGGACGAGACGATTCGAGAGTTTGCCGAACGGTGCATCGCGGACGTGGAGAAGCGCCCGGATTGGTACTTCACGCGGTTCGAGTTGAAGATCAGCGAAGCGCGCGTCAAAATTTGGACTGGCGAGGTGGAAATGATGCTTGCCGCGTTCCGGCAATGGTGGGAAGACGGCATGCAACCCATGCAGAATGACAAGTTCTGCGAGCACTGGGGCAGGCCGTGCAGATACCTCGACCTCTGCAGCACGGGACATTACACCGGTTACGAGCGGCGGGGATTCCGCTACTCCGAGCTGGAAGAATAGAAAAAGGAGAGTGTCAGATGGCTGTTACAAAAAAGAAGGGTGGAGCTGCGGCTCCCCCGAAGGTGGCGGCGACGCCGTCCACGCCGGCCGGGAGCCTGGCCCTGCCGACCGTGCCCACGAAGCCCAGGCAACGTTTGAAGGATTACCTGGTCCTTATCTACGGAGAAAAGAAGATCGGCAAATCCACCCTGGTTTCCCGATTCGAGAAGACCTTTTTCCTGATGATGGAGCCGGGTGGGAAAGCGCTGGAAATTTTCCAGCCCACGGACGACGCCGGGAACCCGACTCCTATCCAGTCATGGGGTACGTTCCTTGACTACATGGCATTGCTGGAGAAGGACAAGGCCTTCGAGACCGTGTGCATCGACACCGTGGACCTTGCCTACCAGCTGTGCCAGGACTGGGTGTGTGAGAAGCGGGGATTCGAGCATCCGAACGACGCCGAGGACTACGGGAAGACCTGGAGCGCCTGCAAGCAGGAGTTCCACCGCGCGCTGATCCGGCTGGGGGCGTTGGACAAGGGGCTCGTGCTCCTGTCGCATGCCAAGGATAAGGAGATCACCAAGCGGTCCGGGATCAAGCATTCCGTCATCCTGCCGACCATGAGCAACCAGGCATGGGAGGTTGTGGAACCCCTGGTGGACTGCGTGTTTTATTACACGTATGGATCACGCAAGGGCGAGCGGGTGCTGCAACTGCAGGGTGACGAGCTGGTAAGCGCCGGCAACAGGCTGCAGAACGAGATCGACGCGTTCATGCTGGACGGACGGCCGCTCCACGAGATCGACATGGGCAGCAATCCCGACCAGGCGTACAGGAACCTGTTGGACGCCTTCGAGTGCAAATACAAACCGCCGCAGGCGGAACAGGAGGAAATTCAGTTATGAACATGTTTCAGAGCAAGACAAAAGACATCGACGCGGCCTTCAAGAAAAACCAGGCCGACGCTCAGAAAGATTTCCCGGAATACCAGAAGGGAAACCGGACGGGAAAATTCGAGCCGATTCCCCCCAGCACCTACGAGGTCCAGCTCGTGGAGGCCACGATCGGACTTACGAAGCCGAAACCTGACCGCGAACAGAAGATGGGCGCCACGTTCGTGTGGAAGGTCCTGGAAGGCGAGCAGAAGGGAAAGCGGCACTGGCAGTGGCAGAACCTCGAGACGGACGTGGGGCGGTACTACTTCGAGCTGGCGATCGGTCTTTTGACGGACGGTCAGCGTTTCCCTGGAAACCTGGACGAAGCCGGACAGATCATGATGGATCTGGTGGCAGCTGAAACGCGGGCCATCATTACGATCAAGGACGACGAGTACAAGAACACCTACATCGACGAGCTGCTCAGCGGAGGCGGTGAGGAAGAGTCAGTCAGCGCAGCGTCCACGCCGGTGGAGGGCCTGCAGGTGGGCCACCGGGTGACCTTCAAGGACCGGAACGGCAAGGACTACGAGGGCACGGTCGTCAAGGTGAAGAAGAACAACGCCACGGTCGACGTGGACAACGTGTCCAAACCCCAGGACATCCCCCTGGACCGCCTGTCGATCGTGCCGCCTCCCGTGGCAGACGACGACGTTCCCGAGGACCCGGAGGACATCTTGTTCTGATGTATGCACCTAAAAGAGAACAGCGAGCTATATCCCAGTTTGGTCAAGCTGACTGTTCAATAGTTCGTCAGGCTACCATTTTAGGCCAACTAGAAGGGACCTGCAGGGGCACATACCTGCCAAACCGACGAGAAGGTGGAAAGCCTTCAATAGGTGCATATTAATGAACCTCAAAGCATATCCGCGGGGATCCCTGATCGCGGTCGATACCGAGACGACCGGGCTGGATCCCTACGGGCCACACCCGTCCTGGCCGGTTGGTACGCAGCCGGCCAGGGCGCACACGTGGTCGTTCTGCGACACTGTGGGACACGTGGAGGTCGTAGACTTTCCCGTGGACCCGGTGTCGCGGAGCGTGCTTTATGATGAGAACGTGGAAGGCTTCGATTACGTGGCGTCCGTGATGAGCAACACCTCCATGAGCAAGGTGTTTTTCAACGCATCGTTCGACGTGCGCATGTCTACCTTTGCGGGAATGGATGTGGGCGGCCAGCTGCACGACCTGGCGTTCCTGGCACACGTGGCCACTGGCGGGGCGCTCAGCGGGAAGACGTTGGCGTTGAAACGAATAAGCGAGAAGTACCTCGGGATCCCTGATGATGACCAGAAAAAATTGATTGATTCCATACGGGAAGCGCGTCGGATGGGTCCCATGCAGGGATGGGCTCTCACGC